TTTGCTTTTTACATAACAGCTAAAAGTGTATTCGCTCATAACCCACCCCGCTCGCCAATTTCGCGATTAGCATAGTCACCAACCCGACCGCCAGCTTCTACCCATTTCTCAAATTCCCAAGTGATATTGTTTTCATAGCCATCATCACAATCGCTATAAAAATCAATCTTGTCCTCGTATATGCCTAAGCGCTCGTATCGGTGGCTGTTAAAATACGTCCACGCTTCGTTATAGGNATANCCCTGNCGNTGCGCTTCAAGGATAAATTCAGCGACTACGTTCAGGTCAACTTGGTCAATCTCGATAAAATCATAGTTGTTCAGTTTCATGACTTTCTCTCCAAATAATCAATCACGCTATGCAGTTTTTCAGCTAGGCACAAGTCAACGTCGCGCAAAAGGCCGTTGCGAATTTTGCGAATAGTTACCCGGCAGACGCCTGACTCGCGTGAAACCTCAATGGTGCTAACGTCCTGCAGGCGCTCTCTTAGATCGTCGATATAGTCGGCGGCGTTCATGCGGCCACCATAACCAGCAAGGTGAATGCCAGGACCAGCACAGCTGCCGTTGCAAGAGCGGCAGCAAGCGCCGATAAGATAGACTCACCCGCAACCGGATCGGGCGTGGACAAAAATAACCAGGCGCGCTTTAGGCGCGACGGGCGCTTTGTTTTATAGCGTGGGGCATAATCGTGTTTCATGAGTGTTCTCCTGTGTTGTTAACACCCCAAACATTAGTCAGTTTTTAAGGGCGCGTCCCATATTTGCGACGAATAACAGGTTTGACCAGTTAACCAATTATCTCAACAACCTGCCGTTTTGCGTCCTCAAAACCCTTGGCTAGGATCCATTTATGGCCAATGCCCAGCAGATAGTCGCGCCAATCTTTTTGTTCGGCCGACAATGAGCCGCCTTTTTGCCGCTTCATTTCCACCCACAGCAGAGCCTCTGGGACCATTAAATCTGGTACGCCAGGATAAACACCCTCAGATTTTAACTTGGCAGCCGTGATGCGATTACGGTCGCCGCCGTTCGGTATAGCGAATATTCGGTGCTGCGGGTAAGTCTTGCGAAACCATGCAACAAACCTGACTTGCTCTAGGTGCTCAGAAGGGTATTGCGTTTTCGTATTGATCACAGTCATTCTCCTTGGTTACATAATCAACCGGTATCTCTTGCTTAAACCGGGCGCAATAATACTGCCCTTGCCACGACTCGCAATGATCGCAGTTGCCACAAACCCTTGGTATGTCAACCTTGCCGCTTTCCATGTATTGCCTCGCTAGTTTTCGGATTAAATTATTAGCCGCGTACCGCCCGGCGTTCTCTTTTTTATGCTCAAGCGGTTCGCTGTGATATGAGTCTAACCACGCCTGACAATACGCGCCATGTATTAAATTAACAACATCTGTCGGTATTCGATCGACGACCTTTTTAATATAGCGCATATCGTCAACGTTGGGCTTGATAACATCTTTCTGTAACACGGTAGAATTTTCCCTCTTTTTTATAGCGCAGCATAACCGGGTGCGGGCGATTGTTCATGACCGAGCAAACATCCTCAAGCGTTGTGCATTCGGATAACACCGCGCCGCATTTGGTCGCTATATCGTAAAGCGCCTGCAGCGCCATCTGCCCGGCTTTACCATCATGGGCCACACAAAGGTACTCGGTAACAGGTTTATCGCTTAGAGCGCCGTAATAGGTGGCTTTAATCATATCCATACCGCTTCGCTGTGATGTGTGGGTTTTCCACATCCAACCACTTACGTCCATCTCAAGATCAGCCAGGCCCATAATATCGTCATTGTAAAGCTGATATTTTTTCTCGGACGCCGGCAGATCAGCAGAAAACTCATGGCCACATTCGCAGCGCTTAACGGATAAATGCAGTATCTCGAAACAATCAGGGCATACTTTCACCGGCGCCTCACCGCCACCGCCTGCCTTGGTTGGCGGCTGCACAGCAGTGATTGGCCCATGCGCACGGACGCAGCCCGCAAAGTCGAGAACCAGGCAGTGGTCGGTATGCGACTTAGGGCGAAGCCCGCGGCCAGCCATTTGCACATAAAGCGACGGCGACATAGTAGGGCGCAGCATAGCGATAAGATCAATGTCCGGCGAGTCAAACCCAGTGGTCAGCACGTTAGCGTTAGTAAGCGCCTGTATCCTGCCAGCTTTGTAATCATTAATAATTCGCTCGCGCTCGGCCTTTGGTGTGCCACCGTGTACCGTTTCAGCGACTACCCCAAACTCGCGCAGAATATCGCGAATATGCAAACTATGGTCAACGCCAGAACAAAAGAACAGCCACATTTTGCGGTTACCTGCAAGGCGCATAACCTCTTCAACAACTGCATAATTATGCTTATCAGTATCAACCGCTTTTTGCAGTTGGCTCTCAATAAACTCACCACCGCGCTTATTTACGCCGTCCGTCGACAAATGGTGGCTAGTCACTTTCGAGCGAAGTGGCGCAAGGTAGCCGTGATAAATAAGCTCCTCAATACTTACCGGCTCAATCAGATCATCGAACAGCGCATCGCCGTCGTCAATTTTGCCATGACCCAATCGCCAGGGCGTGGCTGTTAACCCGACCACCCGCAGGCTGGGATTAATTTCTGTTAGCTCATTGATCAGCGTTCGGTAAGCGCCTTGCTCCTTGTGGCTTATCAGGTGGCACTCGTCCACGATCACCAAGTCAATATGGCCCAACAGGCTAACCTTTCGGCGTATGGACTGAATACCGGCAAACGTGATCGGCTGCCCGATTTCTTTTTTTCGCATAGCGGCGCTATAAATACCCATCGGTGCATTGGGCCAATGCTGGCGCATCTTTTCGGCGTTCTGCTCGATTAACTCTTTGACATGGGTGAGCATTAGCACCCGGGTCGACGGCCAATTCTGCAAAGCATCCTTACAAAGCGCAGCCACAATATGCGACTTTCCAGCACCAGTTGGCAGAACCAGGCACGGGTGACCGCTATTATTAATAAACCAATCATATAGCTGATCGATAGCGCGTTGCTGGTAATCCCTAAGCATCAATCAAGCTCCCATCGCATGATTTCCATCGACTTTACGCCACCCTCACCGTTAATAATACGCTGCCCTTTACACTCATACTCGGCGTTGATTTCATCGCCGCCAACGAGCGTCCAGCTGGGTATTAGGTCTGGGTGAATAACATGGCTATCGCAGCCGGTGCGCTGGTGGACAGTAGGTATGGCGTCATTCCAACGCGCACAATGCCATGTACCGTCCGCTTTTGCGGTTGAGTGGGCGCAGGTTCGGCAATTGTGCTGCACAGTCGTAGCGTTACGGTGGCACATATCGTAAGCCGGGCAGAACTTGCACAAATACCATTCAAGCGAAGCGCCAGAGCAAGGCTCGGCGATCCGATCAAGCGTGACAATGCGCTTTAAACGCTCAAGTAGCTTGTTCGCATAATCGCCATCGAAGCGCACCCGCTCGCTATACAGCTCGTCGTCGTTCTTATTCACAGCAAGATAAAGCGCCCGATCAACCCCGGTACCAAGCATATAAAGCTGTATTTGAGCGTAGTGCTGGGGCTTGGCCTTTTCAACACCCTTGGCTTTTAGGTCTTTAAACGACTTATCGTTGTGCGTTTTCATCTCAACAACGTGGCGCGTTTTAGGCGCCTCAGGGACACCAGACTCAATGATGCCGTCCATGGATCCAGATATGTGGCAGCCGAAGTCAACGCGAAACTGCATACCGTTATCATCAGTGGTGGTGACGATTATGCCAGCAGACTCTAAATCTTGAGCAAAAAGGCTTTCCTCAAGCTGGCCACGGCGAAACAGGCGCAGCATACGCCCGCTAAACTTTTCTTTAAAAGCCCAGCGAAACGACAACCACAAATACCGATCACAGTGATGCCCAGCCAAGCTGGCGCCCATGTGAGGGCGAAACGGATCTGGCGTGGACTCGTGCGCTTTGTCAATTAGCGCGTGGGTGGTATTTTCTCGTTCAGGTAGTTTTGCCATAAAAAATCAGGGCCGGTTTCCCAGCCCTGCTCCATGTTACTTTTTAGCCCAAGGTGGCGCGCCCGCAGACGCTTGACTGCCAGCAACAGCGCCAGTCGGCGGCTTACTACCCTCAACCGCCTTATAGCCTTTGACGTCATTTGAAGCGCCGTACTGCTCGGACTGTGTGACCGCCAGTTTAATACTCAACACACCACCAATAAGCTCGTCGGTGTCCTGAACCTTAGAGAGCCCGATAGCGCGCATCAGCTCACCGAGCTGCTGGTGACCGATCTCTTCGGCTTTAGGGTTCGGATTGCGAATGTTCAAATTGCCGAACACAACCCGGCCCTCATGCGACGGGCCAGTTATATCGTAGCGAACAGCAATGTACTGACCGTTCCCAGCCTTGGTGTCCTTAAGTTCGGCACCAGCGATCTTGACTTTATACCAACCA